GTGTTGACACAGCGGGTACAGATTTATTCGGACATGACCGTTTTTATGATAATCGCGTGGACGATATGTGCCCGCTTGCGGGTGGCGATTGGTTTTACAGTGCGCTCTCGGGCGTCTGGCTTGTCAACTTCTATTATTCGCGCGCGTATAGTAACTACTATGTTGGCGTGCGGGCGGCCTTGTATAGCGTTTGACTGAGCGATAGCGAAGGAGTTTACGATGGCAGTAGATAGTGAAGCCAATCTTGATCGTAAGTTTGTACTGACTATGAAGCTGTTGAATATTTATCTGAATCATTTTCCAAGCCATGAACGTCATGGTTTGGCACTACGGATAAGAAACACGGCTTATGAGATGTACGATTATGTGATCGAGGCGCAAAAGCGGTATCACAAGAAAACGACGTTGACTAATTTGGATATCAAGCATGAACAGCTAAGAATGCAAGTCAGATTGGCGTTCGAGCTGGGTTATTTCGGTCATCCAGAAACGAAGAAGATTTCAACTGAAAAGCTCAATACCAAACGATATCTAGCGATATCACTAAAAATTGATGAGATCGGCAAGATTATCGGTGGATGGGTTAAGTCAGTTAAACAGTAGCATGGTAGTAAAGGGAAACGTCTTAATATGTGCCCGCTTGCGGGTGGTAATTGGAATAACAGTGCGCTCTCGGGCGTCTGGAATGTCAACTTCAATAATTCGCGCGCGAATAGTAACAACAATGTTGGCGTGCGGGCGGACTCGGCATCACCTCAAGCGACACGTTGTCGTTTGGTGCCAAGGGAGACGTTTTCCTGCTGTAAGCGAAATCGGAATGAACGCACGTTTTTAGTAGAGCAATCGAAAATCAAGTGCGTTATTTTTTAAGGATAGGTATGAAAAGAGTCGGTAATTTATACAACTCTATAATCTCAAAAGAGGCTTTATACCAAGGGTTTTTAGATGCTAAGAAAAGTAAGAGCGGTAGACGTGGCTGTTTTGAATTTGAAAAAAGACTAGCGACTGAGCTATCACGATTGCACGATGAGTTAATGAGCGGCACTTACCACCCAAAGCCTTATTTTAAATTTACAATCTATGAGCCAAAGAAAAGAGATATCTATGCCGCAGCATTTAGAGATTGCGTAGTGCAACACGCGGTATACGTTAAGACTATGCCGATATTTGAAAGAACATTTATAGATCAATCGTTTGCTTGTAGGGTTGGCCTTGGCACACATAAGGCAGCGGACTATACGCAAGCAGCACTAAGCCGCGCGGGTCAAGGGACTTATACTTTGCAGCTTGATATTAAAAAGTTCTTTTACAGCATTGATCGACCAACGCTACAACGATTAATTGAGAAAAAGATTAAAGATAAAAAACTTGTTAATTTAATGATGCAGTTTGCAAGTTATCAAGAGCCAACTGGCATACCTATTGGCAATCTATTATCTCAAATGTACGCTTTGATTTATTTGAACCCGCTGGATCACTACATTAAAAGAGAGTTAAAGCCGCGCGCGGGATATTGCCGATATGTTGATGACTTTTTACTGTTCGGTTTGACTCGTGATGAGGCTCTGGACTACAGAACAAAGATAACTCGTTTTGCAAATAATGAGTTGAAGCTAGAATTATCGCGATCAACAATTGCGAATACTAAGAAAGGTGCTAATTTCTGTGGGTATCGTACATGGCAGTCAGCCAGATTTATCAGAAAGCACAGCTTGTATAAAGCCCGTAAGTCGGTGAAAAGCAATAAGCTAGACTCTTTTATTTCACACTTAGCTCATGCGAGAAAAACGCACTCATTACAGCATTTATTAGGTTACGTAGCAAAAGAAAATCCCAATATGTATAAGCAGTTGCCAAAGGTTTATCACACGTTACACAAGGAACCCCAATGACCCAATTCTTACACGGTACCGAGACCATCGACGTCTCCCAAGGCACAACTAACGTCCGCGAGGTGCGCTCTGGCATCATCGGCTTAGTTGGCACAGCGCCACTGGGCGATGTCAATACGCTGACTATCTGCCTATCATCAACTGATGACGCCCAGTTTGGCGAGATTACCAGCAATCACACTATCCCAGCCGCGCTTAAGAGCTTGCGTGAACAAGGCGCTGGCATGGTCATGGTGATTAACGTTGGTAGCGATACCGACACGATTACCACCGCTAATATTATTGGCACAACCACCGCTGAGGGCGCTCGTACGGGTATTCAACTGCTCGGCGATGGTTACGGTATCTACGGCTATGATGCTAAGATTTTAATCGCACCAGGCTTTAGTAGCGTACCCGCTGTGGCAGGCGCTTTAGAGGTCATGGCGCATAAAGTCAAAGCGGTCACTTATATTGACTTGCCATTAGGTCTAACCCCTACTGAGGCTGTCGCCAGTCGTGGCGGCGTCATGCCAATGGGCGTTGATATCTATCAAACCCAGTCCACGCGGGTGCGTATCTGCTACCCGCACCGCAAGGTATTTGACCCTATCACCGACGGCGTCAAGCTTGAACCCTCATCAATCGCATGGGCTGGCGTCCGCGCTCGTGTGGATCGTGAGGTCGGCTACTGGACAAGCTCATCTAATAAAGAGATGCGTGGCACATTAGGGCTTGAGCGCGTGATATCTGCTCGTATCGATGATAAAGATACGGAGACCAATTTGCTCAATGAAGCGGGCATCTCAACGATGTTCAAATCATCTGGCACTAGCTTTTTGACATGGGGTAACCGCTCGGCGGCATTCCCAGTTAACAACAGCCGTGAGAACTTTGAGCAAGTTCAACGCACTAAAGACATGATTGAGATTAGTATCCATCAATCGTCTATGCCGTTTGCTGACAGTGATATTCAGCAGCCACAGATTGAGAGTATCGTAGAGTCTGCTGATAGTTACTTGCGTCTACTTAGCGGCATACGCAAAGCTATTGTCGGTGGCAAGGCATATTTTGACCCTGCCCGTAATCCTGTCAGTCAGCTTGAGCAAGCTCAAATCCGCTTTGGTTATAAGTTTACGCCAAACTTTCCGATGGAGCGTCTCACTTACGAGCGCGAGCTGACGGGCGAATACTTACTTGATCTAAAATCCGTCAATATGGGAGGCATCTAAATGTCAAATAACGGTATTGAAATTCATAAAATCACCGAGGGTGTCGTTTATCTTGATGGTAAGTCTATGCTGGGTAAATGCGAGAGCGTCGATATGCCTGAGCTTAAGTTCTTATTTGAAGAGTTCAAGGCGCTGGGCATGATCGGCAAGACGGAGCTGCCTACTCTTGGCGTAGATAAGCTTGAAGGTAAGATGAAAATGAACAGTCTGTACGCGGACGTCGCGCGGCAGATGACGCCCTTTCGTGCACGGCAAATTCAAGTACGCTCCAGCGTATCCGTGCATACGAACATGGGACGCACCGCTGAAGTACCGCTAGTAACATTCTTAACCATCTCACCTAAAAACATGCCGCTGGGTAAACTTGGCGATAAAAAGAACGTTGATTTTGAATATGACTTTGCTTGTACCTACGTTAAGCAAGTCATGGACGGCGTTGAGATTGTTGAGTACGACGCGATGGCAAACATCTTTAAGATCGGCGGCGTAGATATGCTCGCAGACTATCGTAGCAACGTCATGTAATCCTTAATGCGCTATAAAATTAAATAAACTCGTATCTGTTTATCCTAGCCTTAATGTCCAAAGTGGCATTAAGGTTTTTTTCATTTTGAATTTAGGATAAACGATCATGAGTAAAGAGACAGAAAATACTGTAAAAACTAATAAGCCAATTCCATTAAAGCATCCTTATAAGACAGCAGCAGGCGCTCCTATTAATCAGGTGCAAGTTAATCCAATTACGGTGCGACAAATGAAGCAAGCCCAGCGTCGTGGCGGTAGCGATGAAGCTGAGACAGAAACGGCTATGGTAGCGGTGGCTTGTGATCTGGTGATGGAAGATTTAGAAGATATGCATATGATTGACTACTCAAAGGTGCGGGCGCGATTTCAATTACTTAATTTTGATAGTTCCGACGACTCAGTGGCAGAGCCTACAGGGGCTGCTGGCTAAGTGGTTTCATATCCAGCCGAGTGAAATCGATGACATGCTCATCGACGAGTTTATCGGCTGGATCGATGAGGCCAACAAGCAGATAGAGGCGCAAAACAAGCAAGCAAAATAGGTAGTCTATATGGCAAATATGTCCTTAATGATGCGTATCGGTGCTGTCGTAGACGGTGCGCTTGATCGTGCCTTGGGCGACGTCAATCAGGATATGAACCGTTTAGATACTACCACAACGCAGCTAACAGCTCGTCAACAGCGCTTAGGCGTTGTTATGGCGCGCGCGATGCAAAGACCCAACGCCGATCTTGGTCGCCTGCAACGCAACTATGATCGCATCACTCGTGCTATTGATGAGACTCGCCGCGCACAAGAGCGGCTCAATCGCTCTATTGAGCGCGGCGCTCGTATCGGTAGTCTGCGCGATAGTGCAGGCGGAAATCTGGCTAATAGTGTGGGACAACTCACAGCCTTTGCGTTACCTGTCGGAGCCGTTATTAAGCAAGCGGCTGAGTTCAAAGATCAAATTATTGATCTGTCTATTACTGCTGGCTGGTCAGCCGATGAGCAAGCGCGTATCGGCGAAAAAGTACGAGGCACTGCCCTTAAATATAATCAGACAACTACAGATATCAATGCAGGTTTGGGAGTGCTGGTCGCAGGAGGGATTAGCAGCGCTAAAGAGTTGGAATTATATGCACCAATACTGACTAAAGCAGCAACTTCGCAAGGCGTGGCTTGGCAAGATTTAGGGGCTATGACTGTTGCAATGAAAGACAATTTAAATATTGGCGCTAAAGGTGTTGATCGTTCGTTAAATATGCTAATACATGCGGGTAAAGCGGGCCAATTTGAAATTGAAGATATGGCAAAGCATTTGCCAAGTATTACTCCTTACTAT